ACTGAAAGCGCTGGAACGAGGTCGGAAAAAATAATTACAAGTTAAGTAGTATTGCCACTATGGAGAACGAAGAACAAACATTCGAAGAGGTAAACACCGAGGAAAATCCGACGGAGGAAAATCCGACGGAGGAAAATCCGGCGGAGGAAGCGCCGGAGACGCCGGAGGAGGATACTAATGAAGCGTAACTATGGATATGCCACACGAAATGCACAAACCGGATATTCTCGCCATTCAGCGTGAGATGGAGGACAAGCCGATGGTGACGCTTACGTCACAGCAGCTTGAGGAAATTAAGAACTGGAAAACGCATAACACATACAACGTAACGCTACAGATAAAACAATTGACCTCGGATGCGATCGAGAACGGACACGTCAAATCGAAGTTCGAGATCCTTTCAGTGAAATCAAATAATTAAGAGCATAGCCGACGTTCTCGGAGCGTCATTAAATAAGTCCTGCGCAACTATATGACGAACGACAACACTTCGACGGAGTCATTTCTTGATGAAATTCCCTCCAAAGAGCAAAGCGGAGATGAATTATTCAAGGATGACACGGAAGACACTTCTCAGAGCGAACCAAGTGAGAAGGACACTGCCGGGGACTCGTCATCCCAAAGTGAGAAGGGAAAGGAAGACCCATCGTCCGAGGGGGACAACAATACTGCGGACGACAAAAACGTTCCTTTCCACAAACATCCGCGTTTCCAGCAGCTCATTAAAGAGAACAAAGAGCTGAAGGAAAAAGTGGATAACATTGTGAATACTCAGGGTTCTCAGGACACCTCGCAACAGACGGAGGAAGAGGAAGAGGTGAAAGAGATACCCGCTTGGTTCAAGAAACTTGCGGGGGATGATGAAGAGGCGAAGGAGGCGTACAAACTGTTCAAACAGGAGTACGACAAGCCAACCCGTGAAAAGATACGGGAAGAAGTAAAACAGGAGCAAGAACAGCAGAGCCAACAGGAACAGGAGGAACAGCGCAAATGGGATGAGTGGGTCCAATCCGAGGTCGAGAGTTTACGGGCGGAAGGTAAAGAGTTCGATAAGAACGAACTGATGAAGGTCGCCCTTGACTATCGGCCGGAGGACGAGGAAGGGAATATCTCGCTTGAAAAGGCGTACGATATTCTTGAGATGAAAAAGCTCAAAGAGCAAAAGGATAACACTCAGCCCAAAAAGGACGTTGCCTCCAAGACGGGTTCTGATAATCGGGGAAGCGAAACCGGCACTCCGCGCCCAAGTGCGGAAGACATCCGCCGCAAGGACTGGAAAACGCTTATTAGACAGAACGGTTAATAATTATCAACTATGGCAAATCGAGTATCAACTACTACAAATACAATACTGATGCCGAAACTCGTTGATACGATCCTCAACTCAAACGTGCTCGCAACGCGCGTTCTGACCTCCGCGAAGGAGTGGCCGAGTTCCGAGAAGATCCGTCAGCCGATTAAGGTGAGCAAAAGCTCCACCGGCGGTTCTTTCTCCGGTCTCGACACGTTCTCTCGCCAGGCGGTGGATACTCGTATCAATCTTGAGTTTGACGCTAAGTTTTACCAGCACGGCGTAACCGTGCCGCTTACCGATGTATGGAAGAACCAGGCGGATACGAACCGCGCTCTGGACCTCATCGGCACGGAGGTTAAATCCGCCGCGGAGGATATGGCCGATGACATCGGTACGATCTTCTACAGCGACGGCACCGGCAACAGCTCCAAGGACTTCCTCGGTCTTGAGGCGATCGTGGATGACGGCAACGAGGTCGGCACCTACGGCGGGCAGAGCCGTTCCACTTACACCACGCTTCAGGCGACCAACACCGCTTCTGGCGGTACGCTGACGCTTGATAAGATGGCGACGCTTTACACCGACGTGGCGTCCGGCTCCCAGAAGCCGACGCTCGGTATGTGTGATGAGAGCGTATGGAATCTCTACGAGCAACTGCTTCAGCCGCAGGAGCGCATTTACAAGGAAGTGCCGCAGATGCGCGAAGGCGCCAATCTCGCCGGCGGCACCGGGTTCACTTCGCTCTTTTACAAGGGCTTCCCGATCATCGCCGACGAGAAGGCGACCGCGCAGACGCTTTACTTCCTTAATGAGGACTTCCTGCACTTTCACGCTATCCCGACGAAGCAGGGCACGACCTCTATCGACTTCAAGCTCACTGACATCCAGGGTAACGACTACACCAATGTGATG